CTGATCCAGCGCATTGGCCTGGCCGCGGTCGAAGCGCTCGAGGCCGACCAGGCGCCGCGCCGCTACACCATCGCAGACCTGCAGGCCATCAAGGCCCTGTACAGGCAAAAGCTCAAAGACCTACGGAGGGCAGCAGCATGAACTGGACACCTACCGACAGCGGGCAGTTGCTGCTGCTGGCCATGATCATCTTCAGCGGCTACGCACTTGTGCGGGGCCTCAGCGCCAAGGCAAAGCGCAAGCGCGAGGAGGGCGGCCCATGCAACTGAACAGCGCAAGGAAGGCGTGGCACGACGCTCTGTACATCCCACGGGACAGCCAGGGCGCCGTGATGCAGGAAATGGGGCTGCTCGGCCGCATGATCAAGAAGACGGACAAGCAGCGTAAGGCCGGCCACCAAGTGCACCAGGCTTTCGCCGCCCACATCCAGCGGGCGATCGACACCTTGCCCGCCCACCTGAAGGCTTTCGGCAACCACATGTACAGCCCGATGGCCACCGACGACGACGCAGAGGAGGCGCACGAAGCGATGTTTCGCGTGGCCTATGTCGCTGGCCCGCGGATGTATGCCAAGAAGTTCGAGAAGGCCCGCATGGTTGCGCTGGGAGTGTTGCACCGGTACCGCCGCATGCACCAGGGCGGGCAGAGCGAAGGGATTGACCCATGCCCGACGCCGGAAGCGTTCCGTGCATGGCTTCTGCATGTGTTGGAATTAGAGCTTTCGTCCGAGCAATGGACCCGTGAATGGGAAGGTTTTATCGACGCATGCTTCGCCGCATGCAATGATCTGGACAAGATGGCGCTTGCGCCTATTGGAAGGGCACTATCTCTGATGAAGGAGGCGGCATGAACATTTTTGAGCGTATTGAGGCGGCTACGGATCAAGCGCGCTCCACCCAAAAGACTGTTGAGTTATCGTTAACCCAAGAAGAGTGGGATGCCTTCAAGTCTACTACCGATACCGTCTATGCCCCATCTGCTCCTCCGATCAATACCGGGCCGTCCGCACCGTTGCGAGTCGTGCTTGAGTACAACGGAGACAGGATCTACATAAGCGTTTGACTAAATGTCCGGCTGGTGGCACTATTTCGCCATCCTGATAATTTTGCCTTTGGCAAACATCGCACTGAACCCGGCCACTGTGCCGGGTTTTTTTATGCCCGAAGAGGGCCTCAAGAGTCCCGAAGAACACAAACTTTGGTAAATGCCTCATTTTTTAGAGTGCACGGAACGAATTGATAGCACTATGATTCTGATAGCTTGCTAAGAAAAACCATCAGGATTCCGTGATCATGAAAAAAATCATCGCTGCTGCGGTGTTCTCCCTATTGGCCACCGGTACACAGGCTGCTGATCTATCTGGCGCAATCGGTGCGACTAGTCAGGGCGGCTTGACCGCTCGCGCAGCTGTGGGCTTCAACTGGGACAAGAGCTGGTTTGAGAGCAGCACCGGCCGCTTAACCGGGTACTGGGATGCTGGCTACACCTATTGGGAAGCTGGAGACGCTTCTGGTGGAGCCCATTCGCTGTCCTTCGCCCCTGTGTTCGTTTATGAATTTGGCAGCGGTAACATCAAGCCTTTCATCGAAGCGGGGATTGGGCTCGCAGTGTTCTCGGGCACGTCTGCAGGTGACCAGGAGTTCGGCTCGGCTTTTAACTTCGAAGACCGTATTGGTGCAGGCCTGAAGATTGGCGAAACGCAAAAGGTCGGTATCCGAGCGATCCACTATTCCAATGCTGGCATCAAGCAACCGAACGACGGCATCGAGTCGTACTCGCTGTTCTACAGCCACCAGATTTAACTTTTCTGCGTAGCTCCCCTTGCCCGCCTTGTGCGGGCTTTTTCATTTTTGGAGATCTTGGATGGACCCGACCGACCTAGGCCCAGGCACAGCCACCTGGCTGGGCGGAACGGGCACTGTATTGCTGGGCGGCTTCCTATGGCTGCGCAAGTTCCTTTCAAAAGATGCCGCTGACCGCGCCATGGACAACGCTGACATCGGCACCGTCCGCCGTTTGAACGAACTACTTGACTCCGAGCGCGAGGCCCGCAAGCTTGCCGAGGCCCGTACTGATCAATTTGCCCAAGAGCGAAACGAGCTGACCCGCTCTATGGGGCAGCTTGAGGGCAACATCCTTGCTCTGACCAGGCAGGTAGAACAACTGACTAAGCAAGTCACCGCTCAGAGCGAGGAGATCGCTCGGCTGCGCGGCAAGCTGGGAGGTATTACCTGATGGACAAATGCGCACTTGAGTTCATCGCCCGTCGTTGGTGGCGGCGCATTGAGGTTTGGATGATCGCCGGGCTGCTGCTGTCCGGCGGTGCAGTGCTTGGCTGGCAGTCAGCCTATTGGGCAATGGCCAGTACCCAAGCCAACCAGGTGGACGAGATCCGCAAGGCCTACGACGTCGCCATGTCGGAGCGCGATCAGCGTCTAGATGAGCTGACCCGGAAGGCAGAGATCGCCGCGACCAAGGCGTCGAAGGCCGCGACGACTGCCACCCAAGCTGCCGATAAGGCTGACGAGGCCCTCAATAGGGTTTCGCCATAAGCGTGCCACATATTCAAAGTGCGCCGAATTGTGGCGCGGAGACTTCTATGACGAATATCACTCGCCTACGTCATGTCCTGCCGCTACCCGCCGACGTGGTAGCTGCAACCAATGCGCTCGACTCGGCCCTGGTCAATGCCATTGATACCGCAAAGGAAGCCGGCCTGCCTCAGGGACTGCTTGCTGCCATTCTCCACGCCCATGCCCATGCCGAAACCCACAAAATGGTTTCCTCATGAAGGTCGTTGAGTTTCAGCGAGAGGGGTGGCGCGATACGGTCAAGGCGCTACGCAAGATCGCCGACGACCTGGAGCGGGGCAACATTGACCCATGCGCCATTGGGGCGGTCGCCCTTCGCTCTCAGGCGGGGAATGTAACGGCTTTCGGTATCGGCCCGGCCGCAGATGACCTGCAGGTCCTGGCCCTGTTCAGGCTTGCGGAGCAGCAGCTGATCGACGTGTTGCTGGATGGCAGCGAAGGGTAGGTGTGCCGCAAGTGAGTGCGGCACGACTCTGTTACTTGACCTTCAGGGCTGCCTGAATTTGGTCAGCGTACTTCGAGAGGTTATCCAGCTCTTGCTCAAGGTGAACTGATGCGGAGCTAGAAACTCTCGCCGCGATCAATTCAAGGGCGCTTGCTACAGCGTGAGCTCGCGCCATTTCGGCGGTAATCCCACGTGCTACGCCAGTAGTGGAGGCAGTGTGCAGTGTTTGGGACATGTGTAGATCCTTCTGTTAGTTGGATTCCCATGAATACCGGCAACGCGCCATCATTTCAAGACGAGGTGGTCCATGACCAGGCCAACCCCACCGGCTGACCTCCTCGAGTCACTGTGGCTCACGCTGTGCCCAGCCACTGGTGTGTGGGACTGGGTGCAGAGCGAGATCCTTGCCGACACCGGCAGCATCCATAACCCCGAGCATGCCCACCTGGTGGATGCCAACATCGGCGTTCTGTGGGCGTCGACAGGTTTCGCCAAGCAGGGGCGGGAGGTTCTCGGCCAGGCCGAGCAACTGATGTTCCGCGCTGGTGGATGGCAGAAGGCCCGGCAAGAGCAGCAGATGAGGGACTGGTTCGGCGAAGAACCCCAGTTCTTAATTACCCTGGCTGCTGACTACTGCGTCCAGTGCACCGACGCCGAGTTTTGCGCCCTAGTCGAACACGAGTTATTCCATATCGCCCAGGCGACCGATCAGCACGGCGCACCCAAGTTCACCCAGGACGGCCTGCCTAAGCTGGAGATGCGTGGACACGACATCGAGGAGTTCATCGGCGTGGCCCGCCGCTAGGGCGCGAGCCACGACGTACAGCAGCTGATCGACGCTGCAAGCCGGCCGCCCGAGGTGGCCAAGATCAACATTGCGAGGGCCTGCGGAACCTGCCTGCTCAAGTCGGCCTGAATCCTGACAGGTCCTGACGGACGATATACACATGGCAGCACTACGAAGCGAGGTCAAAGCCTTCATTGTTCAGGCTCTGGCCTGCTTCGATACACCGTCGCAGGTGGTGGAGGCCGTCAAGAAGGAATTCGGCATCGAGCTGAGCCGCCAAACGTGCGAAGGGCATGACCCGACCAAGTACGCAGGGCGTGGCCTTGCTCAGAAGTGGATCGATCTGTTCAACGACACCCGCAAGCGTTTCCGCGAGGAGACAGCTGAGATCCCGATCGCCAATCGTGCGTTTCGCCTTCGCGGCCTCGGGCGTATGGCCGAGAAAGCCGAGAACATGCGCAACCTGGCTCTTACCGCCCAGCTGTACGAGCAGGCCGCCAAAGAGTGCGGCGACATGTACGTCAACCGCAAGATCGAACCCGACAAGCCCCTGGGCTCCCAGGCGGACCAGCAGCACGCCGTTGCTGAGTACACGCTGGAGCCAGACGAGAATGTCCCGACTACCCCGCACCTCTGACGCGCCGGTCAAGCTGACGCCGAAGCAGGCGAACATATACGTGTGGGGCTTCCAGCCCGAGGCTCGCTTCCGTGACGCTGTGTGCGGTCGGCGATTCGGCAAGACCTTCCTCGGCAAGGCAGAGATGCGCCGCGCGGCGCGCCTAGCGGCTGAGTGGGGCGTCAGCGTCGAGGATGAGATCTGGTATGGGGCGCCGACCTTCAAGCAGGCCAAGCGCGTGTTCTGGCGCCGCCTGAAGCAGGCCATCCCGGAAGCCTGGCGCGCGGCGCGCCCCAACGAAACCGAGTGCTCGATCACGCTCAAGTCCGGCCACATCATGCGCGTGGTCGGCCTGGACAACTACGACAACCTGCGGGGCTCCGGCCTGTTCTTTGTCTTGGTGGACGAGTGGGCCGACTGCCCATGGGCGGCGTGGGAGGAAGTGCTGCGGCCGATGCTCTCGACGTGCCAGTACACGATCGCGCAGACAGGGGAGGCCCGGAAAGGTGGGCATGCGCTGCGGATCGGTACGCCGAAGGGCTTCAACCACTGCTATGACACCTACCGGGATGGCCAGCCAGGCGGCGAGCCTGACCACAAGAGCTGGCAATACACCTCGCTGCAGGGCGGCAACGTCCCGGCCGAGGAACTGGACGCGGCCCGTCGCAAGATGGACCCACGCACGTTCCGCCAGGAATACGAGGCCGGGTTCGAGAATTATGCGGGTGTCGTCTACTACACCTTCGACCGGAAGGAGTGCAGCACCACCGAGCGCATCCAGCCAGGCGAAGCTCTGCACATCGGCATGGACTTCAACGTCATGAAGATGGCTGCGGTGGTATACGTCGTGCGTGACGGCCTGCCGCTGGCGCTGGACGAATTCCACTCGGTGCGTGACACGCCGGAGATGATCGAGAAGATCAAGGCGCGATTTCCTGGGCATGGCATCTCCGTGTATCCAGACGCCAGCGGACAGAACACCAGCAGCAAGAACGCCAGTGAGTCGGACCTGTCCCTGCTAAAGAAGGCCGGCTTCACCGTCGTGGTCGACTCGCAGAATCCTGGCGTCAAGGACCGCATTAACGCGGTCAACTCCATGTTCCTGAACACATATGGAGAGCGTCGCCTCAAGGTGAATATTGACCAGTGCCCGCAGCTCACGCAGTGCCTGGAGCGCCAGACCTACACGGACAAGGGCGAGCCGGACAAAGACCCGAAGAAAGGGCACGACCATATGAACGACGCCGCAGGCTATTTCATCGCCAAGCGGTTCCCGATCAAGACTCAGTCGGCTGGTACCCGCCGCATCGGAGGTTTGGCGTAATGCCTGTCCAATCGACTAACCCTGACTACGACGTCCACATCGATGAGTGGCGGATGATGGACGATGCCCTAGAGGGCGAATGCGCCATCAAGGCCAACGTACGCAACTTGCCCAAGCCGAGCGGAATGGTCGAGGCGGAGAAGCTGGACGGCGCTGCCAATGCGTACCTCTACCAGAACTATACCGCCCGGGCGCAGTACGAACACTGGGTGCGCGACTCGCTGCGCTCGATGATGGGCCTGGTCTCCCGGCTCATTCCTGAGGTGAAACTGCCCAGCGGGCTGAAGGGCGTGGAAGAGAACGCCACCGCTGACGGGTTCGGGCTGACCCAGCTCTTCCTGCGCATCGTGCGGCAGACCATCTCCCACGGCCGCGTGCCGTTGGTGGTCAACGTGGATGACAAGGGCCAGCCGTACTTCGCAACCTACGCTGCCCGGAATGGCATCAACTGGGACACCGCCGACCAAGGCGGACGCCAGGACTTGGTGCTGGCAGTGTTCCGCGAGTTCCGCAAGAAGGCTGAGGACCGCTACAGCCACGAGTGCCAGACGGTCTACCGCGAGTTCTTCATGCAGGGACAGGTCTGCTACACGGCTGTGCGCAACGAAGCAGGCGAGCTCATCGATGATGAGCGCCCCCTCGGCACCGTAGGCGCCGGCAACCAACTGGTGCGCGGCCTCGAGTACATCCCGGTAATCTACTGCGGCTCGACCGACAACTCACCGGACGTGGACGAGATCCCGCTGCTGACCATGGCCAGGGCTGCGCTGAAGTCGTACCAGCTCAGCGCCGACTACTTCACCGCGCTGCACCAGACCAGCCATCCACAGCCGTGGGTATCGGGCCTGGACGAGAGCGTCGAGCTGAGCGTAACCGGCCCATCGGCGGCCTGGGACCTAGGCCCAAAAGGTCAGTGCGGCTATCTGGAGTTCCAAGGCGCCGGTGTCGAGGCCGTACGCACCGCCATGTCCGACCAGAAAAGCGCAGCCCTTGAAGCCGGCGCCAAAGTCATGGACGTGTCCGGGACCGAGTCGGGAGAGGCACGCAAGACGCGCCAGAACGACCAGCATGCCACGCTGCACAGCATCGTCATCACCGCAGCGGCAGCCATTGAGCAGGCCTTGCGGTATGCCGCCGAGTGGACTGGCTACAACCCGGACGACGTCGTCTTCACGGTCAAGCCGGAGTTCGTCATACCTGAGGTCAACGCCCAGGTGCTGGCAGAGCTGCAGAAGAGCGTCATGGCCGGCACGATCAGCGCCGAGACCTACTGGCAGTACCTCACCACCGGCAAGCTGCCCGAGCGGGCCTACGACGAAGAGGCTGAGCTGATCAGCGATGAGCGTGAGTCAGCCGGCATCAACCTGGACAAAGACGATGGCGACGAAACCGACGCAAACGGCGGACGAGATGCTGCTGGAGCAGGTTAGTCGGCACGCGGTGCTGCTGGAGCGGCTGAAGGCGGGTGAGGTCAAGAAGTTTGAGACGGTCCTGCGTCAGGTGGACACCCAGGTGCGGGACCAACTGACGCGCAAGGAACTGACGACCTACAGCCGGTCCAGGCTTGAGGAGTTCTTGAGCCGGGTCGGCGGCAAGCTGCTGGGCATCTATCAGGCTTTCGGCGACCGCATGCAGGCCGACCTGGTAGACATCGCGCAATACCTGGCCGCATTCGAAAGCCGTAGCCTGGCGAAGGCGCTACTCATCGACGCCATCATGCCGGCTGACTCGCTCATTCGGGCGGCGATCAACACTCAGCCCCTACAGGTGGCGGGCATCGATGGCGGTACGCTGCTAAAGCCTTTCCTCAACGGCTGGACGCGTAACGAGTCGACTCGCGTGACCAATGCCATCCGGCTTGGCGTGGTACAGGGTCAAACCAACGCAGAGATCACCCAGGCCATCCGAGGAACCGCGGCGCAGAACTTCACTGATGGCGTGCTGGCGGTGAGTAACCGCAACGCCAAGTCAGTGGTGCACACCGCCGTGCAGCACGTGTCCGCAACGGCGCGCATGGTGACGCTCGTCGCGAACGCCGAGTTCGTCCCGGGCTACCGGATCGTGGCCACCCTCGACCGTAAGACCAGCCAGCAGTGCAAGAGCCTGGACGGACGCGAGTTCGAGATAGGGAAGGGGCCGGTGCCGCCTTTCCACATCAACTGCCGTACGACCATTACGCCGATCACCAAG